TGGATTCATGCATTTTCCTCCCTCACAATTTCAGCACGCACAGCAGTCATCAAAGCGGTCTGGGTTTGTTCTTTCTGGGTTAGGGCTTTCAGGATACGTTCGTCAATCGTCCCTTTCGTGATGAGATGTAGAATGACGACCGTTTCGGACTGCTGCCCCTGCCGCCACAGTCTGGCGTTGGTCTGCTGGTAGAGTTCCAGACTCCAGGTCAGTCCAAACCAAATCAAGCGAGAACCACCTGCCTGTAAGTTCAAGCCATGTCCGGCAGCGGCTGGGTGCAGCAGACCAACTTGCAGCCTTCCGGCGTTCCAGTTCCGGATACTGTCGGAGGACTGGATTTCCTGATAGGAAACATTCAGCTTTCGCAATCGCTCTTGAATCCGCTCCAAATCATGCTTGAACCAATACGCCACCAGAACAGGCTTGCCATTGGCTGCCTCTATCAGGTCTTCCAGTGCATCCAGCTTTCGGCTGTGGATGGGAATCACTGCTCCGGTGTCGTCATACACCGCTCCATTCGCCAGTTGGGAAAGTTTGTTGCTGAGGGCAGCAGCATTAGCGGCGGTAATCTCAGTGTCCTGCATCTCCAGAATCAATTCAGACTTGAACCGCTTGTAGGTTTCTTGCTCCGTGTCGGACAGCTGCACAGGATATTCGTTGGAAAGTAATTCCGGCATGTGCAGGTGGTCAACTGCTTTCATCGAAACCGTGATGTCCGATATTTTCTCGTATATTCTTTCTTCTGCATCCGGAAGAGGCTTATAGGAATACACGATATATCCGTTCTGCTTGTCCGGCTTGAAGTAGGCATTCCGATACTGCCCGATGAATCTGCCGAGCCGCTGCCCCATATCCAGCAGACGGAATTCTGACCATAAATCCATCAAACCATTGCTGGCAGGAGTACCAGTCAGCCCCACGATGCGTTTCACATTCGGTCGAACTTTCATCAGGGCTTTGAAGCGTTTGCTCTGGTGGCTCTTGAAGCTCGACAGTTCGTCAATCACTACCATGTCATAATCGAACTTCGTGTTGTTGACGAGCCAGTCAATGTTTTCTCGGTTGATGATGTAGAGGTCGGCAGGAGCGTTCAAGGCGGCAAGGCGTTCCTCGACCGTACCGACAACAATGCTGTATCGCAGCGATTTCAAATGCTCCCACTTTTCAATCTCCGCCGCCCAGGTATCCCGTGCAACTCGCAGCGGTGCAATAATCAGAACCTTTCTGACCACAAACAGATCAAACATCAAATTGTGGATTGCGGTCAGTGTTGTAATCGTCTTACCAAGCCCCATATCCAGAAAGAGTGCTGCGATTGGATGTTCCTCGATAAATCGAACAGCATATTTCTGATAATCATGTAGTTCCATCGCTTTTCACCTCCGAGATGATTTTTTCGATGCCCTCACAAGCATCCAAGACATAAACCAGAAAACCCAATCGCCTCAGAAGTTTATGCCGGGAAAGTTGAAGCGGTCTGGGTTTCTCTCCGGGTGCTTTCACTTCCACAAAAGCAATTCTGCCGCCGGGTATCAATACGATGCGGTCTGGAACTCCTGCCGTTCCGGGAGACGTGAATTTCCAGCATACACCGCCATTTTGCTTTACTGCCTTTGTGAGTTTTTCTTCAATTATTTTTTCTAGCATGGGAGTACATACACACTTTCACCATTTTTCATAGCTTCAGTTATTTCATCAAGAACTCTTGGGACATCATCTATTTTGGCAAGAATTCTTTTTTTCCTATCGGTCATAATCACAAGATTTTCAGGATGTAACGTGTCCTGATAGAGTGCATCAAATTTTTCAAGGTTAACCAAAAGATCATTTTTCTTGATCCACATAATGTTTCCTCCTAAAAAGTACGCAATATGGGAATTGTGCCGCTCGTAGCCGGTCATTTACAAGCCTTATATATAGAAGAAATTTTTACTTTTTTTCTCGCCTGCGTAAAGACTGTATATGACCGGCTTACACCGGCACACTCCCGATTTTTGGAGCTTTTTTCGTATTTTTGTGCCGGTCAAGTTAGTCGAGAATGCCATAAGTCAATTGAATTCCAATGATGTATTTACCATCCCTCATCTTTTTTCTCTTGTATCCTGCCTGTTCCAGAGCTGCATAAAAATCAGAGGTACTGCGGATGTATTCACCATTTTCAATGCAGTATTCTCTGTAGTTGTTGTAAAGTTCACCGGATTTCTCCTGATAGCTCTTATTCACGATACAGCATTCATTGATGAAATTGCCAAGCCAGTCATTGCCTTCCCGATAGGCCCCGATTGCATCTAAAACACACTGCGGTCTGTTGATCTGATAGTTTACAGCAATGACCTTTCTTGCACCTTCAATCAGCCAGGAAAGCACTGCACCGCCTGCGTTATCCACAAGATGCTGCGTGTAGTTTTTGATGTCCTTAGAGCCTTGAATTTTTGCGTGAAACGGAATGACAATCAATCTCCGCCATGTGCCATCATCCGATGCACCGACCTTTGGAAGATGATTGGTATACAGCACCAAAGTATGAGATGGTTCAAAGTGGAATGGTGCTTTGAATTTCTTTTCGGCAAAGATCGGATCCGTGGAACAGAGCTGCTTGACGACACTGGTATTCAGCCGCATCCCTTCCTGCAATTCTGCCGCAATAATCATCCGTTTTCCCTTGAGTTCCGCCATCTCCGGCTTCACGTTTCTCTTGCAATTGACAGTCAGGGCATCTGCTGAAATGTTTCCGCTGTAACTTCCCAGAACCTTGTAAATGACATTCCAGAACGTGCTTTTGCCGTTTCGTCCGTCACCGTAGGCAATAATCATCGCCTCCAAATACACCTTACCCACAATACAAAGTCCGCAAATCATCTGCACATAATCAATCAAACTCTGGTCACCGCAGAAGAACACCTGCAAGGCATCCCCCCACAAATCCTTACCAGCATCACTTGGAACAACCGCCGTCACTTTCGTTAAGAGGTCAGCAGGATCTGTAGGCTTCCAGCCATTCAATCCTTCGGGCAGATAGTAAGTTCCACCTGGAGTATTTAAGAGCATTGGATTGCTGTCAAGGGCTTCTGGATTGTGGAGAACCAGCGGCTTTGCAGCATCCAGTGCATTGGTCATACTGCGAACATGGCGGTATTTCATCACGAATGCCTTGAAAGTGGCATAGTACTGATACTCCTTGTATGCGGCGATCTGTTCCTCGTCCAGACTATCCCGAAACTTTTTGCCGCCATTGATTGCTGCATCTCTTGCAACACCGAGGCTTTCCAGTTTCAGAAGGGATGCCTCCACCTGCTTTTCGGCTTCTGCCAGCTGTATGTCTGTATGTTCGATCATAGCAAGGGTGACAGCGTGCTCTGACTCCTCCCAATAGGTTCCGTTGTAGCGAAGATAATCGGTCGCAATAGTAAACGCCACCTCATCTGAAAAGCCTTCTACAAATGTACGAGCCTCTCCAACGTCCGAAAAATCATCGGGAATCAGGGACTGTTTGCCGTACGCTTCAGGAGAAATATATCCTTCCTGCGAGGTTACTTTTTTGCCGAATTTGCAGGCACTGTGCCAGATTGCTTCCAGTTCTTCATCCGGTAGCGGCGGTTCGCATTCGGCTGCTTTTTCCAGGAACTTCTGATAACTTTCCTCGGTCACACCAAACCGCTTGACCAGCTTTCCAGCCATGCGAGACATTGTGCTGTTTCGCTGTCCCTGCGGAATGTTACGATTTGACTTCATCAGTGTGAGCCAGTCCTCAATGGATAAACTGCCTTCGTGCCATACAACATCACTCGGACAGCCAAAGAGAAAACGTGAGGCATCCAGTGCATTGCCGTCGAAGAACGGCAGTTCCTTATGAATCTGATTTTTAACTACTTTATGCATCGTGGCATCCTTGCAGGGTGCTGTCGGGAAAAATACATGGAAACGTGGACGGGTAGATTTGCTGCCTTTTGTCAACAGATGATGACGGCTGTAGGTCACTGCAAATGCAACATCTCCTAAGCTGTTCATCAGCATTTCAGGCGTGATCCAGTCTTTCGGGTCGTCTGAATGGTCGTTGTCACAGTCCATAGGTACTACATCAGACAACAGAAAATTGGCATCACTGCGTGCAAAATTCTCATACTGAGCACAGACATGATCGTAGACAACGGCTTTTTTCAAATCCGCTTCTGAAGTAATGACCTTTTGGTTGGGATAAAGGACATTCTTTTCATTGCCGGTACAGTTAGCTGTATAGAGCGTAAATTTCATTCTATTTCCTCCAGTTCTTCTGTAAAATGCCGAATGGTCATATGCCGCCGCTTCGCCCATTTGATTTCCTGCTGCATCCCCTCCGACCGCACAGAACCAAACACCCACAGCTGGGCACACTTTGACAGCAGTACCAAATTCATGAACATCGCTGTCTGACGATCTTCGCCTAAACCGTCATCCATGAACTGCGGAAACAGCAAATGGGGAGCGATAGGGACATAGTGCGTATCTACCGCAAAGCGGCTGTACCGTCTGGCGTTTTCGATATTGTCATTGATGCAGCCGTGGGAATAGGGAGAACAAATGTATACCAGCGGTCGATAAGCGGCAGCCTTTTTCGCCTTGCGTTCCTCTCGTTCAATACGGCTCAGTGCCTCATAAGCAGTGAGATCAATGTACCCCTCGGCATTATACCGATTCATGCAATACTCCTTTCAGCCGTTTCTGTGTGCAAGCATCACAGTAAACAGCACTGCTGAAAATGTCAAAGTTTTCTGCTGTCCAGAAGATACTCAGATCAACCGGCACTTCTGCACCGCACTGCGAGCAGTGACAATATACGTTTTCGTTGTTGATCTCCACGGAGATACTGGTGGTGTCATTCAGATTTTCTTTGATGTAAAACATGGAATCCTCCTTAGTCCTTCTTGTAAAAGCTGCATTCATATCCGTCTGCCCGAAGCAGCAGTCCTTTTGCCCAGTCTGGTGTTCTCGCCATCTGCTGACAGATTTCCTCCAGCTTTGTATCTTTCGGGCATTCGAGAATGATTTCATCGTGAATATGACCGACAATGAAGGATTGTGATAGTGTCTGCATGGAATAAAAGAGCAAGTCCCGTGCGGTTGCCTGAACAATGTTTTCGACCAGCTTGCCGGAGTAGGTTTCCAGCCGCTCCCACTTGCGGTTTGTGCCAATGCCCTCATAGGTGATGGCATCGCCGCCGAAGCGGTTCGGCTCGATGCGGGGCTTGACATATGCCAGCCGCCGCCCAGACAGCAGTCGGATGAACAGAATGCCAGCTTCGTAGGAGAACCGGAAGCCGTGGGTCTCTGTTTCGGTTTTATCCCGCACAGCTTTGATGGCAGCATTTTCTACATCCCACCACAACTGCACAATGTGTGGCGAGGCAGTTCGCCAGTCGGTGACCAGCTGCTTCAATTCTGCGTCAGACATCTCTGCACCGCCCATCGCTTTCATTGCTCCGACCGAGCCGCCGTAACCACACGCCAATTCTGCGACCTTGCCTTTCTGCCTTAAATGCCCATTTTCACCGTGTTTCACAACAGGCACGCCGAAAATCTTAGAAGCCGAGGCACAGTAGATGTCTTTGCCCTCTGCGAACGCCTGCATTCGCCACGTTTCATCGGCAAGCCATGCAATCACTCTTGCTTCAATGGCAGAGAAATCTGCCACGAGGAATTTGTAGCCGGGCTTTGGCACGAACGCCGTCCGAATCAGCTGTGAGAGCGTGTCCGGAACGTCTTCATACAGCAGTTCTACTGCTTCTAAATCACCAGACTTCACAAGCTCCCGTGCATCTTCCAAATCGGGAAGGTGATTCTGTGGCAGATTTTGCAGCTGAATGATACGACCAGCCTCTCGACCTGTTCGATTTGCACCATAGAACTGAAACATTCCTCTTGCACGACCATCCGAGCAGACGGCGTTTTGCATGGCTTGATACTTTTTGACCGAGGATTTTGATACTTGTTGTCGAAGTAGCAACACCTCTCGCAAGTCCGGCGGAGCGGTTTTCAGCTGTTCCTGTACTTCTTTTTTTCCCAACGATTTTAACTCCAGTCCGTGTTCCGCCAACCATTGTTTCATTTGCTGAACAGAGTTTGGATTGTCCAAGTCGGTCAGATTTTTCAGTAGATGCAATAGCTTGTCCTTTGTCAATGTGTCCATACGAATTGCTTGCTGCACCAGCTGCAAATCCAGTTGTATTCCTCGATCGTTGATGGACTGGTCAAGGGCATACTCCTGCCAGACAAATTCCGGCACAGGGAACCGAGCAATTTTTTGTTCAATGGCTTGTTCCGTCTCCACATCCCGTTTGTTGTATGCCCGAAAGACGTCCCATTTTTCCGGAGCATCAGCAGGGGCATGAAACACCGGAATGCCTTTTACATGGTCATACGGCACGCAGAAATAGCGAATCAGAGCTTTGCCCTCGGACATTTTTTGTTGCTGTAACTGTAGCACTGCCCCCACGCCGGCAAGGCTCAGTGGCAAGCCCAGATAGGCAGCTGCCACCATCGTGCATCGCCATGCGTTCGGGTTGAGGTAGTTGCCGCAGGCATCCTCCGGCGAGCCGTAGGAGACGAACCGTTCCGGATAGTTTCGCCGCAGCCAGACCGACAGGCAGACCCGTTCAAAGCTGGCGTTGAAGGCATGTTTCTGGATGCGGTCATCCGTCAGAGCGTTCAAGATTTCTTCCGGCAGCTGTTCGCCGCAGGCAAGGTCAACTACCTTCACTGGGGCATCGTCCACGGAATATGCAAAAAGCAGAATATCAAAATACGGGGAATCCGCATAGCGGTAAACCCCGGCTTTTGTAATATCCACATCACTTTTTGTTTCTAAGTCAATCATCAATTTTTGCATTGTTACACCTATTACCCACCCGAACAGATACTCCGTCAGTCGCCCACCCGACATTTTTGCTTACTTGTGATTCTTGAAATGATCAATCAGTGCAGCAACGGAAATTGCTGCCCAACAGAACATTGAAATGTACCAAAGAACCGCAATAACAACGGAAAGAATTGCCTTCATTTTTCTCACCGTCCTTATTACTAAATTACCATTTTAGTTAATCAAGGAAATCGTCACTTTCAAGAGCATCGAAATCATCAGCAGCATTGGTATGTCCACTAAGCGGTTCACCATCCCGTACCTTCTGAATATTGCCCAAACCGCAGGCAATGCCCTTATTTCCGTTGCTGTTAAACGCATAGAATGTTACTGCAACTCTTGCATAGCAGCCACTGTAGACCTCATTCTGATCGAGAATCGGCTGTACCTGCTGGTCAACGATCTGCGGAGGAGTAGTGCTATTTGCATTGACAAAATAGCAGTCTTTGTACACTTCATCCTCCGGACGTTCTGCATCGCCATCTCTCAGCGGCAACTTCAGAGCAGCCTTACTCGGCTTCTTTCCTCCGAACTTTCCAATGCCATCTTCAATGGCAGCATCAATTGCAGTCTGAATTTTTGCAAGAGTTGCCTTATCAGACTTCGGAATCAGCAAGGAAACACTATACTTTGCAGCACTGCCTTTGATGGATTTCGGTTCCCAGATGTTTGCGTAACTCAAACGCACAGTTCCTGTAATCACTTTTGTTTTTCTTTCGTTTGCCATTTATTTTTCCTCCTGTATTGTTTCAAAATCTTTTTCTGCGGAATTCCAAGTCGGTCGCTTGTCCGAAATTGGTACAAGTGCAGGCTTACCCGGCGGTTTGTATGTGAAATCCCCAAGAATTTCATCAAACTTTTTCTTTCCGCCAAGCAGCTTTGTCATTGCGGTAATTCCCAGCAGTTCCGGTTCATTGTATGGATTTTTCCCATAGGACTTGACCTTTTCAATGACTTTTGCCTCATCGGTATACTTTCGATTCGACCGACCTTCCACAACTTTGTACCCATTCCACTGTTTACCGGAAATTGCTCGCTGCAAAGCATATTCCTTGATATCGGATGCCCATGAAACCAATTGATCGGCTTTTTCCAATACTGCCTCGATTTCAGTATCCACCAGCATTTCCGGGGGAGCAAGGTCATACTGTGCCAGCTGAAGATTGTATTCTGCACGCTTTCGGCAAGTTGCCTTCACTTTACAAAACCGACAGTGTTCACCAGCACAGAAATCTCCCTCGCCTTTGGATGCAAGTTCTGCTTTCGTTTTCAATTCTGTTTCTGCCCAATGCAACAGTTCAGAAATAGGCATAACGCATTCACTAACGCTCTGGATTCTCGGCTGAAAAATCACCATCCGGATTTCTGCAATGTCATAAAGGGCATCAAATAGCTGCAATGCACCCAGAGCATACAGCATCATCTGCGAGTTGTGATCAGCAGATACTGCTACGCCCTTACCATACTTAAAGTCAATGACAGTCAGGACATCATCTGCAACAATCACACAGTCGCCCGTACCAAAACCGCTGGGAACATATCGGCTGAAATCCAATCGCTGTTCCACTAAGACCATGGGTTCTTGCAGGGTTGCCAGCAGTTCGGCGATGTATTGGGCGTAGCTGTCCGTGCAGTCTTCCATTTCTGCATCGTAGAAGTCTAAGTTCTCCGTGGGATTAGATGCCGGATTGCCAAGCAGCTTTTGCACTTTGTACTCTGCCAACTCGTGGGCACACGTGCCTTCCAAGGCGTAGTCTGTCACGGTATCCGGCAGGGCAGCACAAAGCTGTGCGGACGGCGGACACGCCAGCCAACGAGCACTGGATGAAGCAGAAAGCACTGCGTGTAAACGGTTTGCATGATTGTTAAGTTCCAATCTGCTTCGCCTCCTCTAACAAGACCGCATATTCTTCGGGAGAAACACCAGACAGCTTTGATGCCCCGTGTTTCTGAAGCAATGCCTTTACTGAATCTGTAAAACCAGAACGTGACTTTTCTGCCAGTACCGCTCGAATCTCAGAAATAGAAACTGCCTGCGTATCTTTCACAGACACCGGCTTCTGTACAGCCTCCGTATTGCCTTCTTCCGGCGGATATACCTGCTCAAATGTCTGGACTTCCCGTTCTGTCATGGTTTCCGCCATAGTTTCCAATTTGTCTGCCAATTGACGGATTACATGAATCACATCCAGTAATGTTGTAGGTTCTCTACTCATTTTCTTTGACCTTCTTTCTTAGCATTTTTGATGGGAATTAGAAACACGCCATCATGCACCACCTCCTTCCATAAATGCAGTCGAAAAAATCAGCATAAAATCGAACCCCATCAGTAGAAAAATCAAAATTTTTTCTTGATTTGGGCTTTGATTTTCATCATACGATGCCGAATTGCCGTTTCCGATACGCCTTCTTCTCTTGCTACTTGTGTCATAGGATTTCCTTCCACGACCACTCTGCGATAGGTATCCTGCTGCTTCGGCGTAAGACTGGACACAACCTCATGCAAACGCTGGATTTCCAAAGATTCCACTTCAGTATCGACAGGTTTTGCACAATGTTCTTTCACCTTTCGCTGTTTCAGATTACGATACACCTCACGGTCATCCAACTTGTGCAAAAAGCCGATGATTTCAGGGCTTACACCCTGTTCTCCCGGATGCAGCACAGCGACTGTTCCATCTGCAAAGCGATAGACATAAACAGATCTGGCTGCTGTTCTTGTTTTACGAAATTTCATATACATATACATGACTCCTTTCTGATTGATAGAAGTCAGCTTGCAAAAAAACTCAAGTGAAGTCAAGTATATGAAACAAAAATAGCCGAACAGCATATAAAACAGTCGTCTCATATACTATCCGGCTATTTGGTAGTCAAATCACTCCGTTGCTCGGTATATTATCTATCTCTTATCAGCCATGCACATCTCAGATCTGCAGGAAACTTTCACGATGTTCCGGCAGTTTGGGCATTTCAGTTCAATAATCACTGGAATTTTAGGTAGCACAGAAATATCAAAGGCACGTTTCCCACATCTCGGACACTTCATCTTATACACCTGCTCACACCTCCAATATCAGTTCACTGTATGGCAGTGATTCTGCCCACTTGTAAAATCCAAACCACTCATCCAGTTTATGATGTTTTCTTGCTTGACAAGCGTTTCGCAATACTTCGTAGTTTAGTACTACGGTTCTACGTTGATTATAACTGGACGGGAGCAGCTGAATCATTTGCCACCAGTAAATATTCTTTTTAGTTTCCAGATATGTTTCTCGTGCCTTGTTGAGGGCTTTAATCGTGTACATAAAATCTTTGAGAAATTCTGTTCCTTCTTCAGCACCATTAAACAGATGTTCGCACGAAAAGTCATCCAATGTAAATTCTTGCTCTGCAATTTTATGCATTGTAGAGCAAGAATCAGTAACCGTTCCGACTTTGTACGTATCAAACTGTTTCCACCAATAAAGAGGGGCAATTATATCACAACTTACTGTAATCATTCGCATAAACTTCCGATGATCAGTACCTGCCTTGACTAATTTTTGCATTAAAGCCATATCGTTATCCCCAATACAAAACGGATTTTTTCCCAAATCGCTCCATGCCCAGCCACAATGAGAGCAACCCAAATTGTTGCATTTGGTTGTTATGGGTTCCTTGCAATAGCAACTATCCGACTTTTCCCAACTATTCATCGGATTTCGCATTCCCCGTATGGCCGCTTCCCATCCATACACCTCTGTGTTTTCGACTTTTATCATGCCAATCCCTCCATAAATGCCGCCATAACCGCCTTTGCCACTGCATCCGCTGTTTCATCAAATTGAATCAAACACCGCTTAAACAATTCAGTCTTGAAAGATGCCATTGTGCGATCGTCCATTGCACCTTTTTCCCGCAGTTCCAAAAGTTGCTCGTTCGTAAGCATTGACCATAGCAGTTCTAATGTTTCATCGCTCATTTCCAATTACTCCTTTTCGTATTCTAATTTAATCAGACGCTTTATCGCTGCTAAAGCTGTGTCAATTGCCGCAACATCAAGGCAAAAAGCGTTATCTTCTTCGTCTTCAAAATCAGCTGCAAAGCCCTCACGGTCGCAACGTAAGTCTTCCAGCTGTCCGACTGCATTTATCAATTTTTCAATGGACAGCTGATCTTTGGTTTCCAAATCACCCTCATACCGAATCGAACTCCCATCTTCACAAACTGCAATTGCCGTTATATCTGGCTTGAGGGCAACTGCTGCGACAGTCATATGAATCTCTTCCGATTCAGCACAATTTGTCCCGATAAATGTCATTGATGCGGCATCTGCATACTTGTCATCAATTTCAACAATCAGCTTTTTCATGATTTTCCTCCTGATTTAACTCCATCAGTTTTTCCATGTACCACTCTGCCTTTTCTATATCTTCCGGTCCATTTTTCCGACTTGCACGAAAACGGTATTTATATACGTTGCACATACAGAAATGGCGAACAGCATCTACGCCAAACAATGCGATCATCTCATCAATACACTCATACTTTCCTTGATAGTGAAATGGATGATTCACATTATCCGGACTCGGATGAAGCCCGATACTTTCCTTACACATTTTCTCATTCACCACCTTTCAGTTCTTTCTGACAGAAACCAGAACAGCATATTCCCTCATCTGTTATCTGTATTGTTTTCTGCCCTGTATTCTCGCAAACAATGCCACCCTGTTTCTGCGTAATAACCGCAGCAGGTGTCCGAATGACTCTTGTGTTTTTGGACTGGTTTGCATATTTGCAGTTTACACAATCGTTCATTCTGCCTGTCCCCATTCAAAAATTTCTCCAGTTGGTTTCTCATTGCTCCACCGCAATTTTCCATCTCTTGTTGCAAACCAGATATTTTCTTTCGGAATCATTCCGAAAATCCCATACAACGCTTTTTCAATCTCACTTGCATTGTTAAAGTCACGAAATACATTCAACTCTGTCGGACGATCTCCGGTTCGATCTGTCAAATGATGCTCTTCGCAAGCCTGCAAAAAGGCATCAGTGTTAGAACTGTTCGTCTGTACCCATACGTCACCGGAAATAAACCTGTCCCAATCAAAAGCCGTTTCCGGTGCAGAACCCATACAATCAAGCAGCCGCTCCAAAGCCAATTTTGCACCAAAGGCAAAATCAAAAGCATCCTCCGAACAGCACCTTGCAGTGCTTGCGTTTACTTTCTTGCCGTTAACATACTGTGTAGCCATCACTGCGTTCCCATTTTGCAAAATGACAACCTTTGTTTCTTTTTCAATCTTCATTATTTTTGCTCCTTTCATTGAACGGTTGAGGCAGTGACATCCAAGCCAACACCTCATAATTTTCGTCTTCATCAGTTATTTCAAGAATCTTTGAGTAATCCCAAAACTGCCAGTAGTTATTGCCACGCTGCCCATAGTATGTATTACTAAAATCCGTGCATCTGTTTCGGACCGTTATCAATACTTCAGTAAACAGCTTCGGAAAGGAATCTCTCACGCTTATCCAGCCCAATCTTCTATTCCTCCATATATGCCATACTTTTTTCGCAAATCATTGCAGTACCTTTTCAAATCGATGGTAGTCATCGTCAATGCAGCGTAGTACGGCGTAAGAATTTCACGCTCAATCGACCGAATTCTACCGATAGATTCCGGACTACCGTCATACTTTTCCAATGCTCTCCGATAAGCAGAGAACTCACTCCTCAGAATTTCTGCAGCCAAGCGAACATACCCATCGTCAACGGAACCACAGCTTTCCTTTGGGTCACAGTTGACGGGAGTTTCAATTCTCTCACGTTTTAGTTTCTCACGATACTGTTTTTGGTAGGAAAGTACCTCTTTCCGTCTCTGCTGGTATCGTTCTTTGCTACGTTCAGATCTGCAAGCTGCACAAATACGATGAATTTTTCTCCGTTCACCAGTTTGTTTGCTACGATCAACAAACTCCCAGAGTGGTCTTTCTGCACCGCATTGTCTACAGATTCTATTCATGTTGTAACCGCCTTTCTGCCATTACAGCAGTTCCTCATCCAAATCAATACCATACTTTTCTTTCAAGTATGTAAGACAGTCCAGCGTAGAATACTGATGGTTCAAAATCCCGACCCCGTCCATTAGCTTGAAATGGTCTTTTACGCCATCCAAAACAGACCGTAGTCGCTTTTCTCCAAATCCGAACTCTTTATTGAGTTCCACCATACAAACGGACATAAACTGGGGAAGAACATCTTGAATTACCGATTCATAAATCTGATCTTTCTTTTTCTGATATTCTTCCTCAACCCTTTGACGGATTTCGCTTTCTCCGATTGTGATAAGCCTTGCTTTCATTGTCCTTACGCTCCTGTTCCATTCTGCCAAGTTCCCGGTTCAGCTTATAGTCAATCATACTGTTCAGTGCATCACCGTAGCCATCTCGGACAAGGTAAATCCGGATTTGCTCCAAGGTAATCAGCAAATCGCCGGTTTCCTCCACGAGATGATTCATTTGCAACGAATTTCCGGGATACCGTTTGATTTTCTGAGCTGCTTGAATGAACTCTGCTGCCTCCTCAACCGTCTGCTCCAGCTGCCTTTCAAAAGTTCTGGCATCTGTTATTTTTGCAATCACGTGCATCTGTTCTGTTGTCATTTTTATTCATTCCTTTTCTGAATTCTTGATACTGTTTGGCGTAAGCCTTTCTCCGAATCCGCATGCAAACACCACAGAACCTGCGGTCAGCTTTCACATGAATCAGAGGCTTGCCACACATTTCGCACCGTTTATCCGCCATTATATACGCTCCGGATTCAGTTTCTGCACGATTCCGCCAGTGAATCGATTGACAAGCGTAATGTAATCTGAAGCCGAATTCCATCTCGCTACAAACCACTCGTTCGGATCAAGATGCAATTTCTGATACATAATGATTTTTTGCCTGCGTGTTGGTTTCTTTGATTTCATATCTCTCAACTCCCTGTTTTATCAAAGGTTCAGTAAAGTCCGCCAAGGGTCTCTAAGAATTCTCGGTTTTCCGATAGCCATTCGTTGGTTCGCTCTGCATTTCGATAGCCATGGTGTTGCTGGCTTTGATTTTTTGCTTTCTGCATATCCTGCTGACACCATCGAAACAGTGTTGCATAATGACTGCGGTAGTGCTTTCCAGTCGATGCCATGTAGCTGGATAAGCTGCTGATTGTTTGCGGCAATTGTGTTCCATACAGTTCTGACAGTCGGGCATATTCGTTCTCTGTCAGCTGAACATTCTGAAAATCACCGAATGTTTGCTTTTCCGAGCGTGCGTCCCCCTCACATAATTCAAAACCTATTGATTCTCTTGTAGTATTATACGGTCTGGTTTTTTGACTGGGGGCATTCCTCTTTTTTGGCTGAGGGCATTCCGTTTTTTTGACCGGCTGGGTAAATTTTTTAGGCCTTTCAGCCTTTGTTTCAACATTCTTTCCACAGCCGCTTCCCACTTTTTGTGGAGAAACACGCTGTTCGATTGCGGTTAAATTTACCCGATAATGATTTCGCAAACCACCGTCATCATCCCTTGTCTGACGTTTCAAAATATACCCCAGCTTTTCAAGCTTGTTCAGGGCATTCAAAACCGTCTGCTTGGTGCATCCAGTCGTTTCAGCAAGGTAGGCAAGACTGCCGGAGCATTCATTTTCACCATTTTCGGAAAAGCCATAGATCACTGCATACAGCTGTAAAGTTGTCCCTTTCAGCTTTAGCCGGTTAATCATCCAGCCGTAAACGGTATAGTAATTTCCGTCTTTCATCTTTCCTCATCCACCTTTCTGATTTGGAGTAATTCTACTCGTTCCCCATTCAGCAACTCATGGAATCGCTTACGAGCATCCATTTCATTTTCGGCGAGTACCGTATAGATTCGCTCTACTCCCATGTCCGAAAGATAGCAGCAAAATTCATACTTTTCTGTAGCCCGCACAATAACCCTTTTGTTGTTCTCCATAGTGATTCACTCCTAACATTTATTTTACTTTTCAGAATGAAAAGCAAGTCGGATGTCGCTGATACGCTCAACGACTCAGAAGCGTATTGCAATCGCTATCTGCAACGGGAAGCATGATTTTCCAGTCATGAAAACGTGCAGCCACCAATGCACGTTTTTTAAGTCCGCCGACACCGTTGCTTTACATCCACGGTCTACGGATTGCTGGCAGGCTTGGGTCGGGATACGCTCCCGACGGGCGTTGGTGGATGCTGCGGAATTGCACCGCACAGCAAGACAGAGGAAACGAAATAGACAATGCTCCCTGTCGGAGACAGCTGTCACGGAGTTGCACCGTGCATTGTCCAGAGGCTTCTTATCTCAGCTGGCCAACTCAGACGCATCCCATTATGCGGTGATTCGCCCACCGCAAAGCGTAGTATAAAGGCAAAGTTAGGAGGTAATTGCCTACGATGCTGCCACATCGCCCCCGTGTTGCCGATAGGTCAGCAGGTGTTGTATTTTCTCCCTTACGGGCAGTGGGTCGGGATACGCTCCCGACGGGCATTGTTAGGTAATCACCTATGGCATTCGGAGAGGGTTAAACCCCGTGGGATGCAGTTCCATTTTCTTTTGGGAGGATACTGCTCTAAGCCTCCATTCGATTCTTGTAAACGATAATCGGACTGCCATCGGCGTCTGCTTTCGCATATTCCACTTTTGTCGTAAGTACGCACTGTGACTGGCAAATGCTCTTTTGGCAAGTCACATTTTTACTGGGGTCGCACAAGTATAACGCACTTTCTTTCTGATGCTCTTTCATGGTTTCAATCTCCCTAACTACAATCTTTTAACGATTACTGCCTAAAATTTAACGATTGCTCTTAAATTTTAACGATTGCTTTTTAGCAAGCGTGGCTGGAAAATAAAAAATGCCTGTCCACGCAACGAACTGAATCGTTACGTGAACAGGCATTTGTCAAAAACCAGCATATTTTCGGCACTTTTTCTGTTTGGATATAAAAAAAGCACTTAACCTTTTGTATCAAAGGTTAAGTGCAGTTATGGTGGAGGCGACGAGAATTGAACTCGTGTCCGAAAACAAATCCACACAACTTTCTACGAGCGTAGTTTATCTACATTGATTCCCTTTCAAAACCGCCGGTAAACAGGCTGCTAAGAAAGGTAGTTCAAATCCGATCCTGCGGTGTGAACAGGCCGCCGGAACGTTCACCACTGCAATGATGCCGCAGCGTAGGCCGTGGTACTCCTACGGGCGACAGTAGCTGACTTAGGCAGCTACCTGCAGGCTCTTGTTAAAGCTTACAGAAAAGTTCTTTTTAGCGTTTAATTTTAAACGTGCCGCTGTTTAAAGAGATGCGACAATCTCTGCTCGCTTATCATGCTTCATCGTCCCCGTCGAAACCGTTACGCCCCCATTCTGCCAATCTTTACTGGTTGTGTTCCTTTACTGCACGGCGAATTTGCCGCTGGGCATCTTGTTTTGCAGCCGTCTGCCGCTTATCATACAGTTTTTTGCCCTTACAGAGTCCCACCTGTACTTTCACGCGGGAATCCTTAAAATACAGCGAAAGCGGTACCAATGTCAGACCGTCCTGCTTCACCTTGCCGAACATGCGGTTGATCTCCTGACGATGCATCAGTAATTTTCGCACCCGCATAGGGTCTGTCCGGAACAGTCCGTCTTTCTCATAGGGTGTGATATGCATGCCCTTGATAAACAATTCTCCGTCAGAAATATCGCACCAAGCATCTTTCAGATTCACATGCCCCTGCCGGATAGACTTGACCTCGTTCCCCTGCAAAGAAATTCCTGCTTCATAGCGTTCCAGAATGAAATATTCATGCCGTGCCTGCCGATTTTCGCAAATCTGCTTTGTTCCTTTCGTCTGCATGATATGACACTCCTTCCGCAAATGATGATGTTTTCATTATAGCATAATTCTATCTATATGTCAAGCTTTTTTGAAAAAATCTTTGCAAGTCCATTCATTTCTGGTTTGATGTGAAAACTGCATGATCATCCCGATACCAATACTCCGGTCCGCCGGAAAATTGCAGCATTGCACACTTCGAAATGACTTGCTTCAGATGCTCGATTTCATTTTTAGCAGTATGATCCGAGATCACTTTCAGGATATTCACGGAACACCCGTCTGCCCAGCCGCTGTATTGCAAAAAGATATACACCGGTTTCTCGTTCATGACAAGCACATACTCCCGAATCTGAGGATTTCGAATGTGCGGCACTACCATTCTTCCATATTCTTCTGCCAGTGCATTGCGGAATTTTTGATCTTGTTCCCAATCTTCCAGACGAACATTGATCCAATAAACCTGTTTCGCTCTATCGCCATGCACAGTATAGCGATCCAGATACAAAGGAAATCCCTCATAACTGGTAAGCTCCAGCGACTGTAATCGACGCAGCGTGTCATCATCGATATAGAGAAACCGCAACGCACAGGGCAAAAAACGAGAACGCTTATATTCTTCATCATTGGTATCAGGAAAATCCGATCGTTTCATAACGATACCCCCCATTTTCGTTTCCATATCATTTCATAATCTTTTTCCCAAGTATCTTCATCTAAGGCAATACCGCATCAGTTTCTTCACCATTCTCATCTTCCCCTATGCACGGAACAGCTCCGAACCCCTCATATACTCTGCCGTCATTGCAAATCACGCTGACACGATGCCCCTCAATAAGATCAATTTTAGGCAATACCGCACAAAGAGCGTCTGGCGACTTTGCACGCCATCTGCTTGCAAACTTCCCGTCATATTTCACCAAAATGCTCGTGAATACATCAAGTATTCACTCCGCTTTTTGTTTCATCTGACGAAAAATTTGACGACGCATCTGTCGCACAATCTTTGTGCGGTATTGCCTTTACGATTCCATACTGCGAACAATGGCATAAAATCATCACCTCACGCAAACATTCTATCTGAAGTCAGTTCCAGATGTCAATGCTTTTTGAAAACGCTCCCGATTCGCCGGATTCAAAATCACATCATATGGCACTGCATCAATATATGCTCTTTTCTCCCATGCCTGCTCCGGTTCCACCGTAATTTTCGATTCCCGAAATCGCGGGTTGGCACGCAGAAATGCTGTGATCGCCGGATACCACTGGTATGTTACAGAGGCAATTCGAAAAGTCACTGTCTCCTGAAACACACCCCACGCACGCACTTTGCACCACGTGTCCTGGTAGACCGCAATCAGCTGCCGTTTCAGCGTGTCGTTCGGCGTGCAGGCATACTGTTCCGCCAGCTTCTGTTGACTGGCGTTTCCGTATTGCTGCACCAGCTTCACAACAGAATCAAACTCAAAAGTTTCAGAGGGGTGATGCAATACTTCAATTGCCGTTTCCGATACCGAAAGCAGCCACGCACCACCTAAAGCCATGCCATACATATTCAATCACTCCGCCTTAAAGTTATAGACCGGCTGGATTTCCCGCACCACTTCTGCGGTCGGCGTGATTTGTTCCAGAATGGCTTCCTTGCTTTTGTATGCCATAGGGCATTCGTCCAGCGTTTCTGCACTGACAGTCGAGGAATAAATGCCCTCCATTTCCTTCCGATAGGCATGCACGGTAAAAGAATTCTTGGCATCGCTCCGGCTCATCAGTCTGCCGGCTCCGTGAGGAGCAGAACAATTCCACTCGGCATTGCCCTTTCCTCTGCAAATCAGCGAACCGTCCCGCATATTGATCGGAATCAGCAGCAACTCCTCTGCCTGTGCAGAAACCGCCCCTTTCCGAAGAATCCGGTTTTCTATATCGATGTAGTTATGAATCGTCGTGAACCGCCCTTGTTCTTTCAGCTTACAGCCTTTCAGAATGGTATCCGTAATTGCCCGACGGTTCCATTCGGCAAATTCCTGCATGATCTGCATATCGTGAAGATACTGCTCCAGCAGTTCTCCCTCACAGTATGCCAATTCATAGGGAATTTCCCCGTTTTCTTTCAGCAGAGCATACGCCTTGTCCTGATAGTACTTTGCCACCTGTAAGCCGGCATTTCGGCTGCCGGAATGCACTACCAGATACAGTGTGCCGTCCTCTGCCTTGTCCACTTCAATAAAGTGGTTGCCGCCGCCCAGTGTCCCCAGACTGCATTCCGCACGGGGCATGGAAACTGCTTCTTTACAGCACAGTTCTTCCAGTCTGGTATTGGCGATATATTTGTGTGCGGCACTGCGAATCTCAAAGCCGCAGGGAATATTCTTGTGAATGAAACTGTCCAGTTCCGGCAGGTTGATTCTCTTGGCTTTCAGTTCCACCGTTTCCATGCCGCAGCCAATGTCTACACCCACCAGATTCGGCACGATCTTATCCGTAATGGTCATGGTCGTTCCAATGGTACAGCCCTTGCCTGCGTGTACATCAGGCATAATGCGAATCCGGCTGCCCTTGGTGAATTCCTGTGATACCAGCTTCTGAATCTGCCCCTCGGCACCCGCTTCTATGGTATCTGCATAGACGATCGCTGTGTTGTAAGTACCCTCTATTTTAATCATCGAGTTCACTCCCCTTGTGTTTCTGTTTTCTGGAATATTTCTTCTTGTCCGGCAAGACCTGTGTGGCAGGGTTGACATTTCCCCAATCGCCGCGTTTCTGGTCGTTCAGTGCTTTCTGTTTCTTCTTGCTTAGTTTTTCAAATGGTACGAATTTTTCCATGATCGTTTCTCCTTTCGGGTAAAAGTATGTTTCTTTTCTGTTTTACGGATGCTTAGGAAACACTGAATAAAGCTTGTGCGTAAGATGCGTAGTCAGATTTTTCGGCAGATTGCATAGAAATTCCGCAGGCATACTGTATGTATGGCAAGGGATTTCTGGGCAATATGACGGAAAATCTGCACGCAGATTGCGTGCAAAGCCGTCAGGCGGGCTTTAT